ATTCGCTTTGGTCAACAGGGTGTCACTGGGGACCATACTCCTACCGCACGACAGAAATCATTTAAGGCTCGCCATGCAACAAACATTGCTAAAGGCAAGATGAGCGCAGCGTACTGGGCAGATAAGGTGAAGTGGTAATGGCTAAAAAAGAAGTATGGGATAAACCAAACCCTAATAAAAAATCTACACCACTTTCACCTGCTGCTAAAGCATCAGCAAAGGCTGCTGCTAAAAAGGCTGGCAGAAAATATCCTAATCTTGTGGACAACATGAGAGCAGCACAGAAGAAGGGTAAGTAATTATGGCTACAGGTTACGAAGGCTCAACACTCGTTGCTGAATTAAATAGGCTTGCCAATGGCGGAACATATCCAGCCCGTACTGCTTTTCTTGAAGAAGCAGCAGCAGCATGCAAGTGGGCTGGGTTTTCATATATTTATGAGACTGTACATGCTTTGAATCTTAAGGCTTCTTCTACTCGTTCGCCTGCAGATTTTAAAGGTCTTAATGCAGTATGTAATGAACTTGCTGGTACCACTGGTAAGTCTGCAGTATCAGCCTTAAGGAGCATCAATCTGTGAGTACCCTTGAACAAATTACTGACCGTGTGGATACACTCCTTCACGGCTACAGCCTTAACATGGAATCAACCACATGGCTTACTGCTGCTACTGATGCATCAACTACTAGCATTTCAGTTAATGATGCAAGCGTAGTTAGCCGTGGCTTCGTACAAGTTGGCGATGAGATTATGTATGTTAACTCAACCAACAACATTGATAACATTCTTAACCTTGCCCCATGGGGTCGTGGACAGCGCGGTACTATTGCAGCAGCCCACTCTAACTCCGACAGAGTAATGGTTGCCCCATTGTTCCCACGCTATGAAATCAAGCGTGCTATCAATGACACACTCAACGCTATGTACCCACAGGTATTTGCTGTCAAGCAATACCAGTTCAACTACATTGCAGCACGCACAACCTATGACATCCCAGACGAAGTACAGAATATCTTGTCAGTAACCCACTCAGTAATTGGACCATCTAAAGAATGGCTACCAGTTCGTGCATGGCAACTAGACCGTGTTGCTAACCCAGCAGCCTTTGGCGATGGTGTTAACTTTGGACACTCCCTTGGTATCTACTCACCAGTAGTTCCTGGTCGTCCTGTGAATGTGGCTTACTCAGCACGCCCAACAATTTTTGATATTACTCCAACTGCTGCAAGCCAAGAGTTTGCAACTACTACAAAGATGCCTGACTATGCAGAAGATGTTGTCGTCTATGGCGCAGCCTTCCGTATGATTTCCTTCCTTGACCCATCACGCTTGGGTGCCCTATCTGCAGAAGCAGATGTGCTTGACAATCAGCGTGGAGCGCGAAGCGGTGAGAACGCAGCACGCTTCTTGTTTAATGTATACACAACTCGTCTTAACGAAGTGGCGGAGAACCAGCGCCGTCAATTCCCTATTCGTTCACACTACCAGAGATAGCAGGTAAACCATGGCAGCAGGCGACCCAGGTACTAAGAAGCGGAACTACTCCGCAACAGCGATTGAAACAACGCTTGTCAGTTCAATGACATCAGCAGCGACAGGTGACACAACAACCTCCGTTGCTGTTGTATCTGTCAGCGGTTTTCCTAGCACAGTACCCTTTACTTTAATCCTTGGACCAGACACCAACAAAGAAGAAGTAGTTACAGTAACTGCAATCGCGGGAACTACCCTTACTGTTGTCCGTGGTCAAGATTTAACACAAGCAGTTGCTCACTCTGCGGGTACATCTGTACGCCACGGTGTATCTGCTCGTGAGTTCAAAGAACTGCAGACACACATTGCAGCCCGTGGTTATGATGCTGACTCAGCACTTCTTAATGGTGTTGATTCACATGTGCACGGACTTGCATCGGGCGATGGTTCAGTGGTTGGGTCTGACCAATCAGTAACCCTTACTCGTAAGACCCTCACAACACCTACGGTCAATGGTGCTACGCTTACTGGCACAGTAACTGCAACAACTGCAACTATTGCCAGCCCTACAATTACTAGCCCTACCATTTCAGGTAGCCCAGTTATTACTGGTCTTTCATCTGCTGGTATGTCTACATCATCGGCTGCACCTAAGTCTTATGTAGATGCATTGATTACTACTAATGCAGCCTATGCAACTGCTGCAGCCACTAGCGCTACAAGCGCTGCTACATCAGCCACAAGCGCAGCAACTTCTGCATCATCAGCATTAACTTCTCAAACCGCTGCTGCCACTAGCGCTACAAGCGCTGCTGGTAGCGCAACGGCTGCTGCTACCAGTGCCACAAGTGCTGCTGCTTCGGCTACCGCTGCTGCTGCTTCTACTTCTGCTGCTGCTGGTTCTGCTAGTGCTGCTGCAACTTCTGCAACATCGGCTGCTGCATCAGCAACTGCTGCTGCTGGTTCTGCTACCACAGCCTCAGGCTCTGCAGCCACTGCCGTCACTAATGCAACTAATGCAGCAACAAGTGCTACAAGTGCAGCCACAAGTGCAACATCTGCTGCAGCAAGCGCAACTTCTGCTGCTGCATCTGTAGCAACTATCGCTGGCTATTCAACTACAGCATCTAATAGTGCTGCTGCTGCTGCAACAAGTGCAACCTCAGCAGCAACTTCTGCCACAAGTGCAGCAACAAGTGCTACAAGTGCTGCTACTTCTTACACAGCAATCGTTGACCAAACTGGTCGTGGACTTGTTCGTGATATGGGTAGTATTGCAGATGCTGATACAACCTCAGATACTTATGTTGGTATTACTACACAAGTAACCCAGGCTACAGCCCAGGCTACAGCAGCAGCAACGAGCGCTACAAGTGCTGCAACTAGCGCAACTAGCGCTGCTAACAGCGCAACCACAGCAAGCAACTGGGCTATACAACTTGTTACTCCAGTAAGCGGAAGCGATTATTCTGCAAAATATAATGCTAATTTAGCAGCAACCTCAGCCACTTCTGCAGCAACATCAGCAACTAGCGCAGCAACCAGTGCAACGGCTGCTGCTACCAGTGCTACATCCGCTGCAGCATCTGCAACGGCAGCAGCCACAAGCGCTGCAAGTGCTGCTACATCTGCAAGCACCGCTGCAGCAGCAGCATCGGCTGCAGTCAGTGGTAAATTAGACCTTGCTGGTGGCACTATGACTGGCAACCTTATTCTTAATGCTAACCCAACAACCGCACTAGGTGCTGCTCCTAAGCAGTATGTAGATTTAGTTGTAGCAGGCATTAACTTTCACCCTCCAGTAGTAGCAGCCTCGGTCAGCAACCTTTCGGTTGTTTACAGCAATGGCACTGCTGGCGTAGGAGCAACTCTTACTGCTGATACTAACCGTGCTTTTAGCACGCTTGATGGACAAACAGTAACCATTGGTCAGCGTGTGCTTATTAAAGACCAAACAACACAATTACAAAATGGTATCTATACATTAACTACTGTTGGCAGCGGTTCAGTGCCTTGGGTATTAACCCGTGCCTCAGATGCAGATAACAGCATTGCTGGCGAAATGGCTAATGGCGATGTTATCTTTACTATTGGTGGAACAACTAACACTGGTAAGACTTTTGTTAACTCATCAACAGGAACAATTACTATTGGTACGACTGCCATTACATACAGTTCGTACTACACAGGACTTCCAGCCCAAACTGGTAGTGCTGGATATTTCTTAACCACAGATGGAACCGCTCCTTCGTGGGTTAGCCTCTCAGATTGGGGAACAGTATAATGGCATTTGCCTTTCAACGCCGTAGGGGTACAACTTCTGCCCACTCAACCTTCACTGGTCTGTTGGGTGAACTAACAGTTGATACCGATAAAAAAACCGTAGTAGTACACGATGGCTCAACAGCAGGTGGAACACCTCTATCTAAGCAGCGTGCAACTACTGGTACAACATCTGGTACAACATACACACTAGCCCTTGCTGATGCTAACAACATTGTTACCACAACATCAGCATCAGCAGTAACTATCACAGTTCCACCAAGCGTATTTGCTGCGGGAGATAACATTACAATCCTTCAAGATGCTGCTGGACAAGTGACATTTTCTGCTGGCTCAGGTGTTACTATTGTTTCTACTGGTGCCACAACAGCAGCGCCTAAGATTCGTGCAGCCTACGCAGGTGCTACCGTCTACTACAAAACAGGAGGCGCTTCACCTACGGTTACAATCGTGGGAGATATTGCCTAATGACACCAATAATTAAAGGCATTGTTGCCTCTGGAATATCAGGGCATCTAACTCCACCACAGGGCACAGCCTCAGGAGGCACTGCCTATCCTTCTGGTGGCTACATATATCGTTTGTTTAATGCCACTGGTACTTTAACCGTTTCTACTTACCCTCTTACTGCTGTTAATATCCTTATGGTTGCAGGCGGTGGCGGTGGCGGAGATTACGGCGGAGGTGGCGGAGGCGCAGGTGGCGTACTTTTACGCACGAATCAAACTTTGCCTGCTGGCACATACCCTGTAACTGTAGGCGGTGGTGGAACAGGTTATCCTTCTGCTGGTGGCAAGGGTAACGACTCAGTATTTAATAACAACACAACTGCTGGTCAATATGCAGAAGGTGGTGGTACTGCGTACTACTCAAGCCTTCCTGCTCCAAACCTTAACGGTGGTTCAGGCGCTGGTGGTGGTTCTTACAACACCGTAACTGGCGGAACTGCAAGTGGTAACGGTCTAGGCGGTAATGGTTCTAACTCATCTGGTGCTTCTTATTCAGGTGGTGGAGGCGGAGCCTCAGGTCCATCTACAGCCCGTGGAAGCGGAAATGTGGGCATTGGTGCCGATGGCGTTAATACCTATTCTGCTTATGCAACAGCAACTGGCACAGGCGCAGATAGTGGATACTACGGTGGCGGTGGAACCGCTGGTCGTACAGGTCCTGGTGGCGTTAACGGTTCAGGTTTGGCAGGTGGTCTTGGTGGTGGCGGTCAAGGTGGTCGCCGTGAATCATCTGGCGCTGATGGTACTGCAGGCACTGCCTATACAGGCGGTGGCGGTGGAGGCGGAGGTTCAGGCGGTCCTGGTGGAACTTACCACTCAGGTAAAGCGGGAGGCTCAGGAGTTGTAATTGTGAGGTACACACCATAATGGCACATTTTGCAGAAATTGTAGACAATGTAGTAGTTAGAGTTCTTGTTGTTCCTGATGAGCAGCAACACCGTGGGCAAGATTATCTTGCCAATGATGTCGCACTTGGTGGCACATGGATTCAAACTTCATATAACACTTTTCAAAATACACATACTAATGGTGGCACTCCCCTTCGCGGGAATTACGCTGGCATAGGTATGATTTATGACCCAGAAAAAGATTTGTTCTATGGTCCTAAGCCGTATCCGTCTTGGGTATGGAGTGATGCCAAGGCTAACTTTGTACCGCCAGTTGACATGCCTACCGATGGCGCAGGCTATGTGTGGGATGAATCACTAATTAACTGGAGAGTCTGGAACGCATAGTGTATACTGATATGGATTCCTTAGGAGGATTCTATGTACCTTATACCACCAGCACCGCTTGAACCTACAAGGGTACATGCTGGGTGCATCTATGAATACGAAAACATTTGGGAAGATAGCAAGAAGATTATTGCTGAGTTAGAAAAAGAAGTTTCTAAGCAAGATAATCTTTTTAGTTTTATTCCTGCTGACACCATTGATGGTGGAGGTCAGGCTAGTAAAATTAGAACTAATGCTCACCTTGGTTTAAGTATGGTTGCTCAACAAAACGAGTGGTTCAGAGAATTAAACAATCGTTTTTATCAAACGCTAATTCCTACCGTAGAACATTACCGTAGAAATTACATAGATAATATACCTGAGTTGTTCCATGAACCATACAACTTGCTAAAGTATAAGGCTGGCACAGAGTATAAGGCTCATTATGATGGTGATACTGGTACTCGTAGGGCACTGTCTCCAATTCTGTATCTTAATGATGAATACACTGGCGGAGAATTAGAGTTTGTACACTTCGGTCTTAAGATTAAACCTAAGGCTGGAACTCTCTATCTTTTCCCAGCAAGTTTTCCTTATGCGCATATTGCACATCCAGTTCAGACAGGCACCAAGTACGCCATTGTGACATGGTTACATGACGGCAGATAAACAAAAGATATTTCTAACTGGCTTACCAAGGTCTGGTACAACGCTACTTACATCTATTCTTAATCAGAACCCAGATGTATATGCCTCACCTAACTCAGCGTTGTGTCAGATACTTTGGGATACACAGTTAAGAATTTTTAATGATGAGCAGTTTAGAGCGCATCCTAATTACCAAGGCGCACTAAATGTATTGTCCAGCCTGGCTGACAACTACTATAAAGACCAGCCACAAAAAGTAATTATTGATAAGTGCAGAGACTGGGGCGTTCCGCCTAACCAGAAGATAACAAAACTTTATATTGACGACAACCCAAAGTACATTATTGTTGTCCGAAATGTACTAGATGTACTGGCTTCCTTTATTACATTGCTTAATAAAAAAGGTCAGAACACAGGGTACTTTGATAATGAAATAGGCTACACCTATAGGTCATTAGATGATGCACGCTGTGATTACCTGATGAAACCTAATGGATTGATTGACCGCTCCCTTTGGTCTATTGCCTCGCTTCTTGACCCTAACAACAATGTTGGTTATTGCCTCATTAACTATGATGAGATAGTAGATACGCCAGAGGTGGTCACCGATGCAATCTATGAGTTAATTGGCATTGATAAGTTTAAACATGATTTTAAGAACATTGAAAACAAATATCCAGAAGATGACAACATCTATGGATTGACTGGGTTCCATAAGGTGCGCCCAACAATAAGCAAGAAGTCACTTCCTTATACTGAGGTACTGTCTGATTATGTAATCAACAAGTACGCTAACTATAATATATGGGAGACTAAATGATTATCCAGATTATAGGATTACCTGGTGCTGGCAAGACTGCGTTAGCCATTGAACTAGCATCCAGAGTAAATGGTATTCATCTTAATGCTGATGAGATTCGTGCTGACTTAAGCAAGGACCTTGGCTTTAGTGAAGAAGATAGAATTGAACAGGCTCGCCGTATTGGTGCAGTTGCACGCATCCTTGACAACCAAGGACATATTGTTATTGCTGACTTCATCTGCCCTACCGAAGCAACTCGCGTAGCATTTGGCACATCGCACTCATTAGTGTGGGTAGACCGTATTAAGGAAAGTCGTTTTCCTAATACAGATGCTATTTGGGAACAGCCTAAGGCTGACCTACGCATTGAACATGGCTTAACCATTGAAGAAGAAGTACAACTTGTAATCAGTACATTTAAAATGCATGACTGGCGCAAACCAACAACACTTATGCTGGGTAGATACCAGCCCTGGCATGAGGGGCATCATGCATTACTGGAGAAAGCACATGAGCGAACAGAGCAAGTCCTTATTGCCGTCAGAGACACCCAAGGAACAAGCGAAAAAGACCCACTCTCGTATCAGCAAGTTGCTGGACATATTGTTTCCTCCTATGCCAACGCACCTTTTGTAATGAAAGTTCCCAACATTACTAACATAGTTTATGGTCGTGATGTTGGATATAAGATTGAACAAGTAGACCTTGGTGCAGAAATTCACTCTATCTCTGCTACGCAGAAGCGTAAGGAGATGGGTATATGAAAGTAACTAAGGCTCGGTCATTTACCAAGTCACTTAGTTACCGCATCTTTGGAACTTTAAGTTCTTTTGCTGTAGTATTTGTTATCACTGGAAAAGGAACACTGTCAGCCCTTATTGCTTTTTGGGAGACGGTTGTTAAAGTAGGCATTTACTACTGGCACGAAAGAATCTGGGATAAAATTTCCTGGGGTAGAAAAAACAAATAACAACTAAAGAACCCGCTTCGGCGGGTTTTTTTATTAAGGAGTTATAGTGGTATCACGCAGTCCAGATATTACCGAGCGCACGATAATTGATTTATCAGGTCGCGTATCTACATACTACGACCTTAACGCCAATGCCTTTGACATCGCTGTTGCTGGCTTGCCATTCATCATGGCTGTCACAGATAACACACCATACAAGCGACAGACTGCAGAGTTTCGTGCTCAGCGCGTAGACCAAATGCGTGACCCAGGTGAGCACACCCTTGCTGGTTCAGGCTACTGGACTCGTTCACAATCTTCATGGCACTACGGCGAAGGTATCCAATTCACCGAGCCAATGGAAGGTAACGATAACGAAGTACGCTTTCGTTTCCGTGATTCATCTGGCATAGATGTGTGGACTCCAGGTCAGTTAAGCCTGCTTAAAAAGACCACACTTGTTCAGGCTTTTTCTGGCAAGGTAACACTTGCATCTGGTAATGATGCTGTAGCCAATAGAGTATTTGCAATCAATGAAGATACCTATACCAGTGCAACCACTGCTATCTATAAGATTACATCTGCTGGTACATCTACTGCCTTTACAACTTATGCAAGCCTCGGCAATAAGACTGTCTTAAGTCAGACATCTGATGGTCAGACACTGTATGTATCTAATGACACAACAATCTATGACATTGATATGACAAGCGGTGCAGTACATGCTGCCTACACATGGAGCAAGACACCATCATCTGTCAAGTTAAAGTATGTTAAGTCTCGTGTTATTGCTGCCGTCACATACACAGATGGATTATCTGCAGCCTATGAACTCACTTTTCCTAACAAGGGTAGCGGTGCTGCAATCCTTACCAACACTCTTACCGCTATCAATGGTTCAACCACCCTTGCCAAGAACTGGACATGGAGTGCCATCACAGAAGCAATCACATCTATCTACTTTGGTGGTAATGCTGGAGAACACTCAGCCCTATTCAAACTACAAGTAGATAATACTGGTGCCCTTGGCACGCTTGTAACTGTAGCCAACTTGCCACGCGGTGAAGTAATCACTGCGCTCTATGGCTACCTTGGTACATACATCATGCTTGGCACCAACAAAGGCGCACGCATTGCAACATCTGATACCAATGGCGACCTTACCTATGGTCCACTTGTTTACCATGATGAAGATGGTGTTTATGATTTTGAGGCACGCGACTCTTATGTATGGGCAGGTAATACCAACGGAGTAAATGCTAGTTCTGGAACAACCCGTATTAACCTTGCTCAACCCATTACCCTTATCGGATATGCACAGCCTATTTCAACGGGTGTTTATGCCCGTGCTAACGATGTTTTTGCTGACTCAGTAACTGGGCGCGTGCAATCAATTCGTATCTTTGATTCACCAAGTCGTGTTGTGTTTTCTATCAATGGCTCAGGCGTATGGATGGAACACCCTACAGATTTAGTAGCCTCTGGTCAGATTCGCACTGGTCGTATCCGTTATGACACCATGGAAAACAAAGCATGGAAGCGTATCCGTATTCGTACCACTGACGATACAGCCAATGGTGATATTGAAGTCTATCAAATTGGACCTACAACCGACACAATTATTACTACGCTATATGAAACTAATAGCACTGCAGCAGATATTGATTTAGGTAACGCCTATCCTAATGCATCACCTGATGCTTCATTTAAACTTGTTCTTACTCGCAACACAACAGATGCAACCACTGGTCCTGTTGTTGTGGGTATTGCGGTGAAGGCTTTGCCTACACCTACACGCGCTCGCCTCTTACAGATTCCCTTGTTCTGCTATGACAAAGAGACTGATAAGACTGGCAACATTATTGGATATGAAGGCTACGCTAAGGAGCGTTTGCTTGCCCTTGAAACCATTGAAGCAAAGGGTGAGACAGTCATACTCCAAGACTTTAACGCTGGCGGTGACCCTTATGAAGTCATCATTGACCAGGTTACATTCACGCGCTCGACCCCCGCTAACCGTAACTACTCAGGCTTTGGTGGCATTATCCAAATCATTGCCCGTACTGTCGTATAAGGAGAATCCTGCCCATGTCATCCGATGTCGCAACCATCGTTTATTCCTACTTCTTTGTTACAGCAGCAGTCCTTGCTGGTGTGGCAATGGTAGCCAAGCATACAATCCGTACACATACAGATGAACTCAAAGATAAGTTATCAAAGATTGAGTATGCATTGTATAACGATGGACACACTGGCTTGATTAACAAGGTTGACCAACTTATTGAGAATCAGAACATCATCAAGATAGATGTTGAAGTTATGAAGGCAAGGGTAGAGGCATGAGCGCAGCAAAAATTATTGAGATAGCCAAGAAAGAAGTTGGCTACAAAGAAGGTAAGAACAACGATACTAAGTATGGCGTTTGGTTCAAGATGAACAATGTACCTTGGTGCATGGAGTTCGTACAGTGGTGCATTGCACAGGCTGGTGAATCTGCTAAGGCTAAAAAGACAGCAGGTTGCCAAGACTTTGAAGCATGGGCTAAGCGTGAGGACCTCATCGTTCCAGTGAACATGGTTCAAGAAGGTGACATCCTTCTCTTTGACTTTACCAAAGGTGGTAAGTCAGAACATACTGGCTTTGCCCTTGGGTATAACCCACATACACATCTCATTGACACAGTAGAAGGTAACACTGCTGCTGATGGCAGTGGTAGTCAAGCAAACGGTGATGGGGTATACCTCAAACATCGTGCACCATCAACGGTGCGTTATGTAGTAAGACCGAAATGGAGTAACAAATGAACGCAAAACTAAAAGAACAACTTACAAGCATCGGTGGTACATACCTTCGTGCTTTCATTACTGGCACAGTCACAGCCTACACACTAGGTAAGACAGCGCCTAAAGACTTCCTTGCTGCTGGACTTGCTGCAATCATTCCACTTGTCATGCGCTGGGCAAATCCAAAAGATTCATTCCCACTCAAGAAGTAATTAGTTACAACACTAAAGCCCCTCGCTTAATTGCGGGGGGCTTTTTTGTTTTCCCAATCTTGATTGCGTTGTGTCTTAAGACGATGGCAGTTAGCACATAGGGTCTGTAAGTTTGATAACGAATTGTTATTATGGTTGCCGTCTATATGGTCAATGTCTAATTGACTGCGGTGGACTGCAACGAATCCACATTCTTCACAGTGGTCTTTCTTATGCTTGGATAATTTGACACGGTTGTTGTTACTCTTAGTTCTACATGAGTACGAACCACGCTGTTTCTTTTTGAGTCGTGTTGGTCCACATACTGCACAGATAGCAAAGCGGAGCGTTGGGTTCTTGAGTAGCAGACGATGCTGCTGTGTCTCATCCGCCTGTCGAGTAGAATCCGCTACCATTAAACCTCACGGGTACTGCTGAGTAGACTTGCCCCATAGATTCATTGCAACACACGGGCACCCAGTCGCTACCCATTGGTTTCTCTATCTCTTGCATGCTACCGCAGGCGTTGCACTTGTAATCATACCTTGCCATTAAGTAGTTTCCTCAAAGCATTTAGCCTACGGATACGAGCCTGGCGTTCTTTCTTAAGACCCAATTTAAATCCAAAAAAAATAGATGTGATGTTGCTCACAATAAATGCAAGCATATAAATTATTTTAATCATCTGCTGGTGTTGGTACTTTCACTAAGGCTCCACATAGAGCACACTCTGCATCCACAAACCACAGGCTTATATCATTATCTTCAAACATACAGCCCACTTTGAAAAGCATTGAGCCACATATACATGCATGCACAGGACCAAGGCTACGCAAGTCTGCCCCAAGGGGCGGAGCCAGCACACCCGCTCGGCTTAAGAGCCTCGCTAGTCTTATACTTAATCTGTTCAACACGAACAGCAGTGTACACATAAAGCAATTACACGATTGTAATTCTTCTTCGGCGTGTCGCACAATAGAGCAGAGATTGTGTAGTAGTCTCCTCTATTGAAGGAGAAACAAATGACACTTGAACTCGTAACTGGCAAGAACTATGTCAGCCACAGCGCCATGTCTACATGGCTTAGTTGCGGTTGGCAGTATTACTTGTCCCGTGTACAGCATGTGCCCGAAGCCCCATCCTACTGGTTAGCAGGGGGTAAGGCAGTACATGAGTGCACGGAAATCTATGACATCACACCCGAAGGCTTTGACCCAACGGCTGCATTTAAAGAGCGTTGGGAACATAACTTCAAGATGTCTGATAACGGCATGCCTTGGCGTGCTGGTGGTCGTGCCACTAAAGCATTTCCAAACAAAGAAGATACTCAATGGTGGCTTGACAATGGACCAAAGATGGTTGACTTCTGGATTCAGTTCCGTGAAGAAAGCGGTTGGAAGATTTGGGATACACCCGAAGGAATCCCCGCTATTGAAACTGAAATGAATCAGATAGTCAAGGGCGTAAACATTAAGGCGTTCTTAGACCGCGTAATGGTTGCACCTACAGGCGAGTTGGTGATTGTAGATATTAAGACAGGAAGTGCTGAGCCAAAGTCTCAGACACAACTTGGTATCTATGCAATCCTTGTGGAGAAAACCTTTGGTATTCGCCCACAACTCGGCTCTTATTTCATGGCACGCACAGGAGAACTTACCCCGCCTGTCAACCTTGACCGCTACACTGAGGCACGCCTTGGTAATTGGGTCAAGGGTTTTGAAATCGCAGTAACCAATAACATCTTCATACCAGCACCTGGGTTTATGTGTGGCACCTGCCCTGTAAATTCAGCATGCTATGCCGTGGGTGGAAAAGACTCACACCTTTATCCCGAAGTAACTATAGGAGAAACAAATGACTGAACCGCTATACCAAATCAATGTAAAGACACCTAAGGGTTCTTTGCTCAACATCCGTGCTGCATCAGAAGCCGAACTAGACCAAGCACTTGATGGTCTTACCCTTCGCATCTCTGCTATCGCTGACCTTGAGTCAAGTATTGATGCTATCTGTGCAGTTGCTGGCGCTGGTCTTAAGCCAGAAATTATTGAGCACTCACCAGTTGCTCAGGTTGCACCTTCATACCCTGCACCAGTGGGCTACAAGCCAGCAGGTGCAGTACCTGATTGCACATGTGGTGGTGGAGCAATGCGCCATGTACCAGCAGGTATCGCTAAGTCAACAGGTCGCCCTTACAAGGCGTTCTATGCATGCCCTAAGCCACAGGGACAGGCTTGCCAAAACAAGGTGCCTGCATAGTCCATGCGCCTACTCAGCCGTGCTATTAAGACAGAATCCCGAGGGGGTGCGACCCTTCCTGTGGTTTGGCACTCACTCGCTGCTCAACAAATAGCAATCCGTTACGGCGAGGTAAGCATGATTGCTGGACCGCCAGGGGCAGGTAAGTCAACGCTTGCTCTGTCCTTGGCAGTCCGTGCAAATGTGCCTACGCTTTACATCTCAGCGGATACACACTCACACACGATGAGCCTTCGCTTACTTGCATTACTAACAGGAAAGCAACAAGCAGAAGTTGAACCTTTGATGGAGATGGATAGAGACTGGGCTGCACAAATGCTCAAGCCTGCTGACCACATCTATTGGGAGTTTGATTCAGCACCAACGCTTAAGGATATTGAGGATGCAGTTCTTGCTACTCGTGAACGCTTAGGTGAGGATGTTCGTTTGATTGTTCTTGACAATGCAGTAGATGTAACAATGGATTCACAAGATGAGTTTGGTGGCTTGCGTACCTTAATGAAGGAACTCAAGTGGTGGGCGAGAGAGACTGGAGCAGCAGTAGTTGTGTGTCACCACACCAGCGAAGCAGTGCCAGGCAATCCGTGTCCACCACAGCGCGCCCTTCATGGCAAGGTTGCACAGACACCATCACTTATCCTCACGGTTATCAATCAGGTATCCACCATGGGTGTATGCGCTGTGAAGAATCGTTATGGACCAGCCGATGCCAATGGTGGTTCACCAGTATGGCTTTCGTATGACCCCGCAAGTATGCAGGTACTAGATGTAGGACAACCTTAGGAGATTTAAATGGGAGCAATGTTCATGGAAAAGATTGATAGCCCGTGGGAGTTATCAGTTGTAGAAAATGCAGGCGAGATTCCTGCCAGCGCAGTAGAAGATGAATTAGCAGTCAAGACTGCACCGTTGATGACAGATATTAAGTCACAACTTATGTTGGTTCCCCGCACACTTTCATATACAGTTGGGTGGAAAGCACTTGTTTGGAAAAATAAAGAGACTGGCGCATATCAGGACCTTACGGAAGAAGAATACGCAGCCTATGTTGATGGCGGAATCGTCTCTTACACCCGAGGCAGTGGCGAAAGCAATGCAAAAGATGAAGGTGCCGAAGGAGATTCAGGAAGTAATCCTCTCTGAACTACCCAATGTCATTGAGCAAATAGATGAAGCGACTAAGCAAATCTATGACCCCAATACTATTTGGTTAGAGGCAATGCAGTTTGCTGATTATGTTTCACAGTTCGGTAAACATTTGCAAGAGAATCATGGACCTGATTGCGTTGAGGAAATTGCACAGCAGTTAATAAATATATCTGAGTCATTTAAATTCATGGGCGAAGGTGCATTAAAAGTTATAGACGAGACGGAGGAAATACATGGCTCATAGTTCTAACGAAACACTATCTATTGGATGGTGTGACAATGGTATGGTGGATGGTAAGTTCACAGAAGGTTTGATGTACACAACCATTACTGCACCTACGCGTAAGTTGGCAGTCAACAATGCTATTCGTGTGCAAGGTAATCAAATTGGCAGACAACGACAGGCTCTGCTTGACATGTGGTATGACCAAGTAAAGACCGACTGGTTGCTGTGGGTGGACTCTGACATTGTGCTCACCCTTGATGTGCTTGAGATGTTGTGGAAAACAGCAGACAAAATAGCGCGACCAGTTGTATCGGGTGTGTACTTTATTTCCAAGCAGATGGAGTCATCGTTGATGCAACCTATGCCCGCACTATTCAATGAGACTGGTGATGAGTTTCAGATTAGATACCTTCACCCACTACCAGCCAGTGAAGTTGTTGAGGTTGATAACGCAGGGCTTGGCTTGACTATGATGCACCGCAGTGTGGTTCCTTTATTAAGACAGAAGTTCCCTAATGAATCTATGTTTGCTGAGATTGAAAACCTTGGTGACAAGTTTGTTGGTGAGGACATTGTGTTCTTCCGTAAGTTAAAAGCAGCAGGTGTCAAGGTACATGCACATACAGGTGCACGGGTCAAGCACATGAAGCGCTTTGCCTATGATGATAACTACTATGCACTGTACTGGCAGGCTGCTCAAGCAGCAGAGCGACAGGCAAAGGAGAAGGCTAATGACAACACAGCAAAAGAGTAACAAGCGTAGGGGTGCAGCCTTTGAGATTGACTTGGCTGACCATCTTGTTGAAGGAGAATACGAAGCGCAACGCTTGCCTCGTGCTGGTCGCAACGACATTGGTGATGTCTTTCTTAAGACAGTAAATGATTCGTATGTCATTGAAGCCAAGGCACCACGGCGTGATGGCAAGATAGATTTATCTGGCTGGATTCGTGAGGCTATGGTTGAGGCAGAGAACTATCGCATCTCCAAGAAATTAAAGGTAGCACCTACGCCATTGGTTATTATCAAGGCATCTAACAAGGGGATTGAGGAGTCGTATGTAGTGCAAAGACTTAGTGATGCTCTTGCAAAACTCTAAGCATGACCTCGCTAAAGTATTAGAACACTATGGCTTTGATATTCCACAGGGTAGGCGTGGCTGGATAACAGTACGCTGTGCCTTCCACGGCGACAGAGTAAAATCTGCTCGTCTTAATACAGAAAACGGTGGGTTCCGTTGCTTCGGCTGTGACATGGCGGGAGATGTGTACTCAATTATTATGAAGAAAGAAGGAGTTACTTTCAATGAGGCTAAGCAAATCGCAGAGAGAATTACTGGAGAGAGCAACGGAGAACTACGCTCAAAACCTAGAGGAGATTCTTCCGTATCTGGAAACGAGAGGTATCACTCAACCGACCGCAACTATGTTTCGCCTCGGCTTCGTAAAAACTCCAGAGGTGGGGCATGAGCCATACATTGGTAAGTTATCTATCCCATACCTGACACCATCAGGCACCATTGACATACGCTTTCGTGCCTTAAGTCCTGATGCTACGGGTCCGAAGTATATGTCTCGACCTGGGGCTACTACTCACATCTTTAATATCAACGCATTGGGTAATGCTGATGACACGCTAGTGGTATGTGAAGGTGAATTAGATACAGTCATTGCTACACAAGCAGGCTTCACCGCAGTGGGATTGCCAGGGGCTAACAACTGGAAACCTTTTTACTCTCGCGTGCTTGCTGATTGGGGCAAGGTAATCTTACTTTGTGATGGTGACAACGCAGGGCGTGAGATGGCTAAGAATCTAAGTCGTGAGTTGGATAATGTGTTCCCTGTTTTTATGCCTGAGGGACAAGATGTTAATGATGTGTACCTTGCCGAAGGTGCAGACGGGTTGCGTAAGAGGGCTGGTGTCTAGGTGGCTAACCTCTCATCCTTTGACCTTGACTTTGGATATGGTAAGGGTGGCGAGAACTTAGTAGAAGAACTACTCACCAAAGGTAGAACAGTAGAAGTAAAGCGCGACCGCAAATGGCACATGACTGGCAACTTATATGTTGAAGTTGAGTGTTGGTATCAGAGGTCGCAGTCATGGGAACCATCGGGTTTGATGGCAAGTGAAGCAGATTACTGGGCGTTTGTATTGGAGCACGGCGTACTTATGGTGCCTCGTTCTCATGTACACTATGCATTAAGACACAATGGTAGAGAGATTACATGTGAGATTCCCCCGAACAGAAGCAAGGGCTATCTCATTACAGTTGATGATTTACTAGAGGCAATGAGGAAACTTAAAAATGAGTGAGAAGGATGCGTTGTGGGAAGTTGTCTATCGGTGTGCTCGTGCATCGGCAACTAGATGTAATCGCATACACCGCAACTTAGTCACCACTGATGATGTGTTCCAACACCTGAACCTATGGGCGCTAGAACATTGGCATAAGATTGAGGAGTGGGAAGAACAACAGTCGTTGGTATTCAAACTCAAGCGCACCTTTAACAATGAAGCGCAGAAGTATGCAGCGAAAGAGCGTGCATATAAGAGCAAGTCCACACCATCGGATGCGTTCTACTATACACATGAGATACTACAAGAGTTACTCAAAGATGTATGGAACTACATGTATTGGGCTGACTCTATTTCACATAACCCTGAGGGTGAGTTCGTTAGTAAGACATCAAAGCCTAGCGAGGGTATGAATCGTGAGGCTATGCTGTCAGATGTATCGTTCGGTCTTAAGAAACTAAATAAGCAAGACCAGTTGCTATTGAATCGTAGGTTTGCAGATGGAGGTATAGACATAGATGCATTGGCTATCGAGTATTCCGTTAGTGACGAGGCTATTCGTAAGAGGGTTTCTCGTGCGCTTACAAAGTTACAAGAACGATTGGGTGGTGAACAACCACAATGGAACAACCGCAGATACCGCAAACCCGACAAGGAGCAAGAGCAATGACAATAACAAGTGAGTTTAATTGGCGTATGTTTTGTATTGGTGTAGTCCACTATAAGAATCTCAAGTGCGTAGAGTTCTACCTCGGTGGCTTAGCCGTTGGGATTTGGTGGGGTATCGCTAAGTGATTATTGGATTGAGTGGATACGCACAGTCAGGTAAAGATGCAACATCTAATTTGTTGTGTCTTAATTACGAATACACACGCCGTGCTTTTGCTGACCCGATGAGACATGCTTTAACTATTATCAACCCTAAGTTGGATAGCATCACTCGTGTCTCTGATTATGTAGATGACTATGGCTGGGATATAGCAAAGAAGAATCCCGAAGTTCGCAGACTATTACAGGTACTCGGTACGGATTTTGGTCGCCGTATGATTGGCAATGATGTATGGATTAAGATGGCGATGTCTGACTTAAGACAGGGTGACCGCGTTGTTATCTCTGATGTTCGTTTTCCTAATGAGGCTCAAGCAATCAAGGCTATGGGCGGTAGCATGTGGCGTATTAACAGGCACAATCACAGTGCAGTTAACAATCATGCATCTGAACGCGCTATGGATAACTACATGTTCGACCATGTGATTTACAATGACGGAACTCTTGATGACTTAAGTGATGAAGTATTTATGTTGGCTAAAGAACTCGGTCTTAATACATAGAGAAACCCACCAGAGACAGGAGAGAATCTGATGGGCTTTTCTATGTACACCAACCCCACGCTTCCCCTTCGGGGGCTGGTGTACCTTAGAATCATATCATGTGTTGTGCTGTGGGTCAGATACCATGATGTTGTTGCGCTTGCGTATGGCGAACCGCTCGAAGGGTGTCGTTGCTCCCCATACTCCGTACCTTTCCATCGCTACGCCCCACTCTAGGCAGGCTTCCATCACTGGGCAGTCCACACAGATACGCTTGAGTAACTCGGCTTCGCCTTCCTCAAACTTATCCTGTGCTGGGTAGAAGAACTCGGTGTCTATGCCTTGGCATGATGCACCCTTCCATTTGTTTGAGTCATACCTTAGGCGATAAGAGATAACCTGATTGCCTTTGTAACGAGATGTGCTCTGACTTAATACATGAAAGAACTTTATCTTAAACATTAGTACCACCCCATCGCAAGGTGATGAGCATAAGCCTTGCAGATTGCGCCTTTGCCATAGTGTCTATCTATGTACTTGAGTCCAGCATCTACCTGCTTATATCCGTCTTGCGTGGGGAGGGTGTTGATGTTGCGCCATGTGCTTGGCTTTAGTTGTGCGATACCCATGGCTCCGCCATTTTTGTTGAGCGCATGCGGTCGCCAGTTACTCTCGCGTATCCACAATTCATAAAGACATGGATACTGTTCCAGTTCGTTGCGTGCTATCAACCTGTCCAATGCATAGCGTTGATAATCATTCTGATAGTAAGCAACTATCTTGCCATAAGGCGGTGTCTTAAATGGTGATGCTGGCTTAAGACATAGAATAAGTCCTAAGATAATTGCTGTTGCTATCCACAGTCGGGCGTGTGGGTGAATCTGTCTTAAGTCATTACGCATTACTGTCCAACTTTCTCTCGGCTTCGGCATGCAAGAAACTATCTATTGCTTTTTCTTCCATCTCTTTCTGCTTATCTGTGCAGTAATCACACTTTTCATACATGTAGTTCATTACCTTGGGGTTGGTCACTACTGTGCCACAACCAAGGCATTGCATGAGGATAGTCATGGCATCTCCTTCTTGGTGTGTGCCTCCAATGAATCAAGGAAATATCCCACACTCATGGTTCCTTCTTCGTCAATCCTATCTGCCCAATGTGGTGCCTCAATCCATCTACCTTCAAGGTCAAGCCATTGAATCTCAAAGCCATCGTGGTCATCCCAATGTAGGATAACTCGTATCTCTTTGCCATCAAAGGTGAGGTTCATGTCTTTGTCGTATGCAGTTTGTGTCTTAAGTAATGCTCCGACCTCTATTCCTTTTAGTTCTACTTCATGTATTGCCATCTTACTGTTCTCCCATCTCGTCATGTAATCTGTCAGGGTCAGGCTCTCCGCAATCGCAGTTACCGCAATCGCAGTGTGACTCCCCATCTTTTGCTTCGCATACATCGCATGGTTGGTTGATACCTAAGGCAACATCGTCACCTTCTAGGTAGCGTGGCTCACTCATTTGTTTTCTCCTGTCTGTAGTTTGTTTTCGTACTGTTCCATTATTGCATGCCAGTAATCAAAGTCTTTATCATTTGTGCTGGCGTTTCGTTGCTCTCTTGCTCGCTTAGCAAGGGTGCGTGTGGCTTTCATCTCTAGTGAATTCATGATTCATCTTCTGTCTTAAGCACTGACAATAAAGATTCAAGGTGGTTAAGTGCCTGTTGCTTGCGCTTGTAGTTAGTACCTAGCATTTCGTTAGCCTTCTTAAGTGTGCTACCTCGTGCTGTCATCTTCATTCCTGTCTTAAGTTCTAACTTAATCCACGATACGAGAGAGACGAGAACATATAAGTCCACGCCAATACCGCTTGCGCTGGTCATCTCTCCGTTCTCGTTGAAGTCCATGTGCTTATGACCTTCGGTGATTGCTTCTAGTGTGCGCTCTGGTAGTGCCATGTTAGTTATCTCCTGTCTTAAGTAGTAATTCATTGGCTAATTCAATGGCTCTTTGCTTGGTTGCTACGCAGTAAATCTGGCAGTTAATCTTAGGGTTGAGCGCCACGCGCCACTCTTTACCTGACTTATAGATTGCTACTTCGCTCATTAGTTATCTCCTGTCTTAAGTACGAACCCTGCGTAGTATCCATCTTTGATGTCGTTCTTCATCCACTGTTCTGCGTTGGCTGTCCACTTTTCTACATCCACTGTTCGGCTCTCGCCATTCTGTGTGACTGTATAGGTGGTGCCTTCTGTTGTGATTGTGTCCCCGTTAGGGTGTGTCCATGTTGCCATTTGTTTTCTCCTGTCTAGTTGGTAGTGATTACTCTGCCACTTGTTGGCATAGTAGGTCAAGCATTTGTCGTGTGATGTTGGTCACATTCTGTCTTAATACATTATCTTGGGCAGTCATCATAAGGGAACTGTTCTTTCTCCTCACAAGTACAGAAGTTAAACCTCTCTACCTGTGTAGCGTGGGTAAGTTGTGCCAGTTCGCCCCATGAAATTGAATCATCGCTCATTAGTTGTGCTCCCATTTAAGAAGCGTGCATGTCCAGCCTTCGCTTGCCTGATGGCATTTGCCATACACGCGATGGTGTGTGGTGTAGAACTGAATCGCTAGTGTGAGGGCGATAAGTATTAAGACAGAACGCACTCGCTTGCCTCGCTTGTTAAGTCTCATCGCTTGTACTCCTTTGCATGTGAGCATTGGTCAAGAGGGATAAGGCAGTCACCGCAGAGTGTGCCTTGATGTACCTCGCAGTAGTACCATGTGTCGTCTGTCTGTGCCCCACAATTTGAGGCGTGGCAGATAAGTGGCTTAGTCATTTACGCCACCGACTTTAGTTCTGTCTTAATACCTGACTCCATACCTGCCTTGATTGCATTGACCACGGCGAGGACTGTCTCCAGTTTCCAGTTCTTATATGTCTCGCGGTATCCGAAGTCGTCAATGTAGGAATTGAATCGCTCCTGCCCTGTGAGTTGGGCAATGAGGCTGTTGAGTTCCTTAACGGCTGGCTGATACTGCTCGCGTACCACCTTACGGCGGAGGTGTGCCTGATGTTTTTGGTCGCGGGTATCTATCCAACCTTTGACCTTGTAT